GATCGGATAGGTAAATCAATTCCTAGACAAAGTGTTCTATCTGAAAAAACAATACCTAATAATTTTTGACTCATACATTACGACTCTAGAAAGGTCTGCTGCGTCATTCTCTCTCCAGTCATTTAAAAGAGTTTGGATTGTTGCATAAATCTTGTATTCAGGAATTCTTCTTCTATAAAAGCTTTCATCATAAAGGTTGTGATTTATATCTTTTATTAGCATTGACTTTTCATAAGAAAGATTTTTATAATTTGACTTTCTTGCTGCATTTTTTGCTTCATTTAGTATAGCTGCTGCTATTGCAGAGTTACTTACAGTAGATTTTGCAAGTGCATTAAAGAGCCTAAACTCCTTATAGAGCTCAGTGTTTTTATCAAATCTTTTTTGAATTATGTTAAGAGCATCTTGCGCTTTTTTAGTATTTCCCTCTATTAGAGAATCTGATACATTTCTAAGCAGAAGCTCGTATATAATCCCGACATTTCTTTTTTTATTGTGAGATTTTCCCATATTTTCCTTCCAGTTACTATTCATAAATATATTCACGAACCATCTTTATCTTCAACCTCTGAAAGAATGGTTTGAATTCCTAGCTTTTTTGAATCTAAAGACTTTAAAGCTGATCTTATCTGTGTAGTCATTCTTGCTTGGTGCGCAACTTTAGAATCAAGAAATCCGTTCATAAAGTCATCATCTTCTTCAAGTACTGGAATTTTATGAGCTGATCGTAATCCTGATATGTCTTTTAAGTTGCTTCTATCTTTTTGCTTTTGCAATTTGTGTCCGAACGGATTTGATATCGAATCAGATACGTCTTTGGGACTATGAGATACGAGCTTGCTATGATCTGTCATGTGAGTATTTGCTTTTCTTCTCTTTTTATTTGCTATAGCTTTTTCTGCCGGTGTCTCTGTAGTACTTTCGCTATCTTCTTCTTCATCCTGATCTTCATTTAAAAGACCAGATACTAAGTTAACAGTATTTTGTGCTTTGATTGGAGACGAATCATCTACTATTGAAAGAGTCTTAAGGTCTACGGGGTCATCCATTTCTGAAAGTGCTTGCTCATCGCCCGGATCATCTTCCATGCCAAAATTCATATCTTCTTCTTCCCCTTCTTCTTCACCGCCGGGTAGCTTAACCGCTTCTACTTTAAGATCTTGAATTTTATCATTCACTCTTTGCTCTCTTATTTCTTTTATTTCATCGTCTGTCATATTAAACAGAGTTTTTCTAATCCAGTCCTTGCTAACAAGACCCTCTACACCGGAAGCAGATGTTGCAATTTCGAATCTAGATCTATAAAGTTCTAATTTTTGCTGTTGGGCAATTGTAGAAGGATTTGATAGCTGTAATGAAAAATCAAGAAGGTCTTCACCTTCAAATCCGTTGCAAAATAAATGAATTATTGCAATTTTATTTAATTCTGCTATAACTGTTCTTTGAATTCTAGCAATTGTTCGTGAAAATCTAATATCTTCTTGTGATAAGGTTGCCTTTGCGCCTAGACCTTCGTCGTATCCAAGATATGCTTTTGGAATTTTTAAAGCTGCAAAAAGTTTCTTTTGAATATACTCTACATCTTCAATAGCTGTTGCATTTGCGCCACCAGCAAGAGTATCAATTTTTGTTCCTGATTCTGACCCTCTGACAGGTAGGTAGTAGTCTTCGTCTACGCTTAGCGGATTGTACCTCAAGTCAACACGACCTGTGCTCTTATCGACAACCTGGGCCTTCTTAAGGGTACTCTGGACTTGTTCCATGTAGTTTGGTATCTCTTCAGGAGGAACATTTCCAACATCTACATAAAATACTCGTCTTTCAGGAGATCTTACAACCCTGTATACAAGCATTGCATCTTCTACTAGTATTAGTTGTCGCCAAATTCTTCTTGCTGCTTCTAGGACTGATGATCCGTACGGCAAAAATGCATCATTTCCTAAAACTCTCATGTGACAGACTTGCCAGTTTTCTAAAACCTGATTTCCCTGCGTTACCCATCTAAACCTTACTGCCATTGGATCTTCGGGGTCGTACCCCTCTTCTCTTTCGACCTCGTTTACTGGCATAGGGTATGCACTAATAACGCCGTGATCAGGAGAAACGTCATTGAATAGAAAAAAGTCTCCATATTTGCATAAATTTCTAACCCAAGACGTTAAGTTAAACTCAACATTAAGAGTATCATAAAAAAGCTCGTCTAAAAGTCTTTGAATAGAAGGATTTTCCGAATGTATGTGTAGAACACTGCCTTTTTCATCTGATGCAACTGTTTCTTCAGAATATATGTCTAATGCTGATGATATTTCTGGAGTGTATTCCATTTCACTAAAATCACTATACCTTGCCATTCTATCATAAGTGCCATAGGCACTCATTGCTGTACTATAAACGTGACTTTGTGACTTTCTAAAGAGCTCGAACGCAGATGACATCTTAGAAGATGATTCAAAATCTCTTACTTTTCTTTTTACGACAGGACCACTTCTAAAAAGATGGGTTAGCCGCCTAAATAAACCTTGATTATTTGCCATTTTAGATTATCCTATTTATATACCCATTCATGATCTTTCATTAATTGAATTTTTTTATTCCAATCTTCTGAAATTGATCTTTTTCTATTTTTGTCTGGGCTTCCATTCGGGTCGATTTGCGATGAGTTTAAAGGACTACCTTCTGTTATTGCTCCTGGCATATCGTCATATGAGTTTCTAGTAACTTTCATAGCTTTCAACATTGCACTATTTATCTGTCTTGAATTTTTGCTATAATCAGCTGAGGCATCATATATCCAGCAACCTATTGCAAAACTCATTACAAGATCATCATTGTAGCCCTTCATTGCTTGAGCTCTATTTCCAGTCCAAGTAAACGTTTTCAGCTCCTCATAAAATCTTGTAGAGTATACCATAATTTGTTTATTTCTTAAAACTTCTTCAAGCTTTGTTAAAATTAAATTTCTTGTTCTTCCGCTTGTTGTAAATCCGGCTACATCATTATCATTTTCAGGTACGTATCCTCCTATATAAACAGCTTTTCTTTTTTTGTGATAAAGATTAGGATATTTCATTTCTTTCATTTTAAGAATTGTTGCGTATCCATAGCTATTATTTTCAGGACATACTAGTGCTTTGCTATACTTCATACCGTATTCGAATAAAAGCTCTCCAAATCTATCTGGTGGTATTTTACCTTTATATTCTGCTACACACTCACCCTCATCTACATCTATTATATGAAATGTAGAGTAATCTTTTGAGTCTCCTCTTGATATATCTGCACTAATTACGTATCTGTGCTCAGATAGTGGATACTTCCATATCCACACGTTCATGTCAGGTCCTGCTCTTTCTTTGGGCGGTATTGCAACATTTCTTATCCACTGTATATCATTTGAAGATAAAAATGTTTCGCCAGAAGAAGCAAAGTCACAAAGGTACTCTTGTGCTATTTGTCTATCTGATAGATTGTTTGTAGTTTTTTCAAACCAGTCGTTATCTCTTTCGGGATGAACATCCCATGCGAGCTTTATAGGCTTAAATTCATTTAATCCTGCTGCAGCGTCAGTATACAGTTTATAATATTGCCCACCAACACCGTTTGGTGTTGACAAAATAATAACGCGCCCACCGGTCGAAATAGTAGGATATAATCCCATCCATAATTCATCAAAATTTCTAACGAATGCTGCCTCATCTATTATAAGAAGGGATAGTGCTTCAGATCTACCTGCATCCTCTGATGTTGGCACGGCTTTTATTGATGAACCATGGTTGAATTCTATTAATTGCTTATTATTTGTAATTATTTCTGGTAAAACTAGCCATTTTGGCAAGCTTCGTATCATAGTTTTTACTTTTGTGATAAAGTTTTGAGCAACGCTAAGCTTTGTAGCAATTACCAGTATATTTTTATCACGCTGAAACAGAGCAAGCCACACTGCATAGGCAGCGCTTAAAGTTGACATACCTAATTGTCTTGATTTTAGTATTATACTAAACCTTTCCTCTAGAAAGGTTTCAACACACTCATCTTGAAACTTAAAGGTGTCAAACTTTATCAATCCCCTTACAGGATGCTGTATCTTCATGTAAGAGTTCATAAAATATACAGGATCTTTTCCGCATTTTATAATCTCTGATACTTGATGTGACTTGTTTATATTTGCCATTATTCTACTTGGAAATCAGTAAATCTTCTATAGTAGCCTGTCTTTCTAGGTGTATATGGCGACGTTGTAATTAGTTCTACACTGTCTCTTGAGTTTAACTCTTTAGTTTTTAGTGTTCTTCCAGATATCTCTTTAAACCTCTTTTTAACTTCTTTTATATAGTCTTTAAGAAGCTTTAAGGAATCTTTTTCAACATTTTGTACCTGATCTCTTAGATTTCTTTCAGATGCAAAGTTGCAGACAGTAGTATAAGAGCACGTAAGAATA